AGGCATGGCTTGTGTTCTGCACAGGCGTGCAGCACGCACAGCACGTTGCCGATGCCATGCAGGCGCACGGCATCCCCGCAGCCTGCGTGACTGGCGACACGCCGAAAGCCAAACGCGAGGAGATCCTGGCCGACTTCAAGGCGGGAAAATTGCGTGCTCTGACCAACGCCAACGTGCTGACGACCGGGTTTGACCATCCGGACATTGACCTGATCGCCATGCTGCGGCCGACCATGTCGCCCGGCCTGTACGTCCAGATGGCAGGCAGGGGGATGCGCGTAGCCCCTGGCAAGGCCGACTGCTTGGTGCTCGACTTTGCCGGCGTGGTAGCCCGCCACGGACCGATCACGGCGGTGCAGCCCCCGAGCCGACAGGGCAAGGGCGAAGGTGATCCGCCGGTCAAGATATGCCCCGAGTGCCATGAGCTGGTGGCCATCTCGGCCAAGGCGTGTTCCGCCTGCGGGTTCGTGTTCCCGCTGCCGCCGCCCAAGAAGCTGGAACTCCGGTCCGACGACATCCTTGGCCTGGAGGGGTCGGTTCTGGAAGTCGGATCGTGGAGGTGGCGCAAGCACATCAGCAAGGCCAGCGGGCTTGCCATGCTGGCGGTGACGTACTACGGGCACGCTCTAAGCGATCCGTCCATCACCGAATACTTCCCCGTGCTGCATGAGGGCTACGCCGGCCAGAAGGCTCTAGCTGCGGTCGCAAGCATCGCCAACGCATCGCAGGCCGATGGTGGCCTGTTCAGTCACCAGACACTAGAGGAGATCGCCTATGGTCTTTCGCAAGCCACCCCGCCGTCGCGCATCGAGTACAAGCGAGACGGAAAGTTCCATCGAGTCATCCAACGAAGCTGGGCCAGAGTCGAGGCAGCGGCTTGAGCGCGCCCGCTCCGAGCACCTAGAGCAGCGCGAGTTCGTCTCATGGTTTCGCAAGCGGTATGTGGGCGTGAGGATCATCGCCATCCCCAACGGCGGCATCAGGGGCGCAGCAGCGGGGGCAAGGCTCAAGGCCGAGGGCGTGTCTGCCGGCGTTCCAGATTTGTACATCCCGGCATGGAAGCTGTGGATTGAGATGAAGCGCGAGCGGGACTACAGCGTGTCGCGTGAGCAACGAGACTGGATTGACTACTTGCAGAGGATCGGAGATTGTGCGATTGTGTGTCGAGGGTTCAACGATGCACGCACACTAGTGCTTACATGGAGAGGTGAAAGTGACTAAAACCCGCAAAAACGAGTTCATGACGATCCGCCTGCCCGAGAGGGTGGCGGCAACGATCCGGGCAATGGCCGACGCTGAGAAGCGCAGCTATGCCAACCAAGTGTGGCACCTGATCGAAGTCGGTCTCAAGGCTGAGCAGGAGAAGGTCAATGCTAAGCGTGCTTAACATCTTCCAGCGCAAGTCGCCCCGCGACATTGCCCAGGCGGAACTGGAAGAGGCCGTGCGCCAACTGCTGCTTGCCCAATCGGGCCAGGAGTACGCAGCGCGGATGGTCCAGTACCACCAGGATCGCATCAAGAGACTCAAGGCGTATGTCGAGGCGAGCGCCCATGAAGGGGCGCAACGCGAAGGGGCGCAAGCATGAGCAGCGATTCCTGGGCGCTCGTGGCCTTTTTGTGGGTCGTGGCCTCGTGGCTCACGCATGTGGTCACTTGCCTGTCGGAAGCCTCGTGGGGCTTCCTGATCGCTGGTGCTTTGTTCTTCCCGGTCGCTGTGATCCACGGCACGGGTGTTTGGCTGGGGGTGTGGTGATGACTGACAAGCTACTGATCGACCGCGCAACGATTGCGCAGGCGCTGGAGTTTCTTGAAGCTGGCAACTTCGTGTACCCAACACAGTTGGCCACCGCCCTCCGCGCCGCGCTGGCAGAGCCTGACATTGACCCTGTGGATGAATATCGCAAGGGCTTCATTGCTGGTCAGATTGACATGCGCGACCGCCCAGCAGAGCCGGAGACGCCGTGCCGTCGCGCCATCTGTCAACGCGGCCCCGACGGGTACTGTGCGCCTTGTCACGAAAGGATGTACCCATGACTGACCTACGAACCGCCGCCCAGCAGGCGCTGGAGGCGTTGCTGAACTTTCCAGACGACATATCAGACGAAATGTTTGAATCAATCCGCGCCCTCAAGGCCGCGCTGGAGCAGCGGGAGCCGCTGTCTGCCGACGCCTTGGCCCGCGCGCTGGTGACGTCGCGCATCATCGACCCCGCTGCAATCGACGACCCGGATGGGTACGACGACGGCATGACGCTGGCGCGAGTGCTGGGGCTGCACCGCAGGCTGATCGGCTTGTACGGCGCCGCTCAAGCACGCGGCGGCGATCTAGAGGAGCCGGCGCCCCCTCCTGAGGCACGGACCGAGGCGGAGAGAGTAGCGTACGCCGCTGGCTGGTGGGCGGCGCTGGCGCGGCGAGCCAAGCCGGCGCTGGTAGAGCAGATGGCCGCGCTGGCGCATGAGCCGAGGCCACGCCACACCCCGGGGCCCTGGCAGTACCTCTTCGAGGGCGGCACCGTTGCCTTCATCGTCGAGGCCGACGGGACGACCGTCGCCAAGCTCGCGACCGCCGAGAACACCACAGCGCACTCGGCGCTGCCGGCCAATGTGCAGTTGATGACCGCTGCCCCGGATTTGCTGCAGGCATTGATCGGCATCGTCGGCCTGTGGGACCACCACGCCAGCGCGCACGGCGACGGCGTCATCTCACCGTTGCACCGGGCGGCCCGCGCCGCGATCGACAAAGCGGAGGGCCGGCCATGAGCACTGTGACGACTCGGGCGCAGCGGCGCGAACTGCAACGGAAAAACGCCAAGATGCCGGGCGAATTGCGGCTCATCCCACGCGAGGAGTGGCCAAACCCGCAAGGCCCGCAGCGGCGTGTCTGGCGCTCGCGTGACTACCTGGTTCAGGAATTTGACGCGCCCGCGCCAGCTTGCGTGAGGCTTACCGTGAACCGGACGACGCTGACCGGCGACCGCTGGAGCGACAACCTGACGTGGGACGAGCTGCAGGACATCAAGGCGCAGTGCGGGTACCCAATGGCTGTTGCCGTGGAGCTGTATCCGCCGGCCGGTGATGTGGTGAACGTAGCCAACATGCGGCATCTGTGGGTGCTGCGCGAGCCGCCCGCGTTCATGTGGCGTCGAGGCCAAGCGGAAGGCACGCCATGACCCCGCTTTACATCTTCGACCTGGACGGCACGCTGGCGCTCACCGAGCACCGCCAGCACCTTCTGGACAACAAGGAAGACCCAGACCGCTGGCGCAAGTTCTTCGCTGCGTGCGTGGACGACCAGCCGAACGTGCCGGTAATTCGCACCTTGCAATCCCTGCGCAAAGCCGGAGCCGAATGCTGGATCTGGTCAGGGCGCAGCGATGAGGTCAAGACTCAGACAGTCGAGTGGCTCTGCAAACACGGCTGCTTTGGAAAGCCAAACGGCTTTCTGCCCGCGTGGCCTTTTGGCGCACCGGAACGTTTTCGCATGCGCGCCGCCGGAGACTACACGCCAGACGAGGATCTCAAGCGGCAGTGGCTGCACGATCTCGAGCAGCCGGAGTTTGCTCGCCTGACTGCCGTCTTCGACGACCGCGACAAAGTGGTGGCCATGTGGCGAGCAGCCGGCGTGCCTTGCTTCCAGGTCGCAAAGGGGGCGTTCTGATGTGCATGGTCGACGACGCCGACGGCACCGTCACCGGCCTCGGGCCGGGGCGGTATGTGACCGCCCGCCGCGAGCACAAGTGCGCGGAGTGCGCGCGCCGCATCGGCACGGGAGAGCGGTATCTCCGCGAAACCTACGTCTGGGATGGCCGCATCACCGTGCACAAGACCTGCGGGCACTGCATGGTGGTTCGCCAGTGGCTGAGCGACGAGTGCGGCGGCTGGTGCTACGGCAGCGTCGAGGAGGATGCGTGCGACCACTCCAGCGGCTACGGCATGGACCTCGCACGGGCCGTGATCGGGATGCGCTGGCGGTGGCGCGGGCCGTCGGGGCGGCTGCTGCCGGTGCCGAAGCCGATCAAGACGGGCGACGAACTGCGCGCGCGGGGGGCGGCATGACCCAAACCACCATGACCGGCGACGACTGGCTGTCGGACCGCGAGCGGTCCCGACGGAAAGCCGCCGACGCCAGGCTGGCCAAGGCCGAAAAACGCGCCGCCGCGGCGCTAACTGCTGCAGCAGACGCGCTCGACGACTGGATCCGCGCGCACTGCGACGTGCATGACGACCGCATGGGCGCAGCCGACGGGCGCCGCAGGCTGTCGGCCGACTGCCGGGAACTGGCCGGCTGGATCGAGGCTCGGCATCTATGACGCGCAGCCCAGTCGGTTTCGGACTTGCACACGTCAAACGAGAGGGCGACATCGTGGACCCCGAGTCGCTGACATGGGAGTGCGACGTCAAGACCTGCGAACACTGCCGAGCTTTCTACACGACATGGAAACAGAAGTACAAAGAACAAGAGGAGAGAAGGAATGAGCCGCGATGACATCATCCGCGTGGCGCGGGAGGCTGGGTTTAAAATGACCCCCTACCGCTGGCTCGACCGCCGCATCGCAGCGCCGGGTCCGTACCTGACCTTGTGCTTGTCTGAGCAGGAATTCCATCACGCGCTACACAAACTCAAGGTGCACGCTCGGCCTAACTTCGTGAACCCGGGCGCGGACGCCACCACGCATCACATGACCAACGGCGGCGCGTCAACGTGCATCGTCTGCCTGAAAGGCTATGAGGGTCGCAACCCCACTGAGGTCGCCGGGATGTTGGTGCATGAGGCCGTTCACATCTGGCAGGAATATTGCAACATGATTGGCGAACGGAACCCCGGCACCGAGCAGGAAGCCTACGCTGTGCAGACCATCGCACAGGAGTTGATGGCCGAGTTCGCAAGGAGGATGAAATGACCACCAAATCCGACCGCAACCTGCACACCTGCAACTACCACTGCACCCGACCCGAGTGCATCCTCGCCCAGCGCAACGAACTGCGCGACCGGCTGGCCCGGCAAAAGCCGCGCATCTGGGTCTACCGAGACAACCCCGGCATCACCACCGACCGCGAGCCGGGTAACAAAGACCTGTGGGAACCGTTGGGGAATATCGTATGACCCGCCGCGTCGTAGTCAAAATCAACGCCATGAGCTACGCCAAACTCGTTGCCGCGCTCATCCAATGCCCGGCGACTGTGCAGGAACTGGCCGAGGAAACGGGCCTGCATCACCTGACCGTTTCGATCCATGTGCGTGCTTTGTACAAAGAGGGGGTCGTCAGGATCGGCGGCTGGGACCACGATTCAATGGGACGCCAGCAGATCAAAGTTTGGGCGTGGGGCAAGGGGGAGGATGCACCGAAGCGCGCGCCGCGAACGAATGCAGAAGCAAACCGCCGCCGCCGTGCGAGACTCAAACAACGGGAAATGGTGCGGCGTATGGCAGGGCAACTCAAGGAGGCAGCATGACCCGCGTAGAGCTTGACTTCTATGACGCTAGAGTCTTGCGTGGCGAAGCGGGGGTGCAGTTCTGGGTCCGCCAAAAACTGCGCGAGGCAGGTATTCCGCTTGGCCTGTGGGGTACAAACACGGTGGAACGCGGGGTTTTGACGTGGTGGGACGAGCCCGAGCACCGTGTTTTTGTATGGAAGGAGGCAGCATGACTGACGACACAGGCGGGCCGGCGTTTCCGCCTCAGCATGACCCAGCAACGCACCCAAGCGGCATGACCCTGCGCGATTACTTTGCGGCCCGCGCATCTGAGGAAGACATTCAGCGGCACCTCTTCACAGGACGCATTGTTGAGGTTGTAGTCGAACGCACAAACGGACGAAAGGAAATTGACAAGCAGCCCGAGTTCCAAACACGCGAGCAAGCGCGGTACGCGTTCGCCGACGCCATGCTGGCAGCGAGGAAGCAATGAAACTCACGAAATGGATTCCCGGCAATGTCAAGCCCGTGCGGGTGGGGGTGTACCAGCGGGAGTACGACAACGGTGGGATGCTGCGCCCCATATGGTACTGCTACTGGAACGGAGATTTTTGGTGTTTGTACGGCGAGACGCCAGAAGACGCCGACCTGTGTCGCAGTTTAAACAGCACCGCACAAACTCTCCGGTGGCGCGGGCTAGCGGAGAAACCATGAGCGCTTGCATTCGCTGCCGCGAGTTCAACAGCAAGGTTCTGGACACTCGCAAACGACTGGCCGATGGCTGGGTGCATCGGCAGCGCTTGTGCCTCTCATGCGGTGAGCGATGGGAAACGGTCGAGGTGCCGGCTGATGACGTCCGACAAGGAAGCGACAATGAAACGCCGACTCCCTGAAGAAGCTCTCCCCGTCCTGCTGTTCACCGGGCTAGCCCTGGCCAGCATCGTCGGCCTGACGCTCGGGCTTATCGCCGCGATTGCGGTGACGATTTTCAGGTGGTTGACGTGAGATCACTGAGCGCCCGCGCGCTCGCGCCGGATGGCGTCTTCAATCGCCGACTGGGCGGCGGGCTTGATTTCCTCGCCCATCGCTTCGCGAATGGCAGCCTCCTCGCCTGGGGGTGAGTAGATTGCCGTGGGCAGCGCGGTGGCGGTCCCTGCTTCTGTGGCGCTCGCACGCCGAGCTTGAGGAACGGCGCGTTGGTTGAAGTTTTCCAGCGCCCGCACAACTGCTGCGACGTCAGCCGGGTCGCTGGACATCAGCATGTCGGCCATCTTGGCAGCGGTCTTGTCATTGACTTGCGCTTTGTTCATAAAACGCAGCGCTGAGTTGGCAATCGACCGGCCCCAGCCAGTGCCGGTGGCCATGCTTTCAAGCGTGTCCATCAGCCAGCCGCCTCCCTCTTCGTTGATCTCGCGGATCATCTGAAGATTTTCAGCGGTATCGCTGCCGCCCAGCACGCGGCTCGCGGTTTTGAATAGCTGGCTCTCTCTAACCAGCGCCGACTTGAACAGATCAAACTGCGCGTCCGAAGCGAAAAGCGGGCGCAGTTTGTCCTGCATCTCGCGCGAGCCAATGATGCGCCCCGCGGTGTCCACGCTGGTTTTGGGTTCCATCGCGACGGAATACAGATTGCGCGCCACGCCGGTCTTGAACGCTTCCTTCTCAGCATCGCTGAACCCACGCACCAGCGCGGCAACCTCTTCATGTTTCATGCGCGGGAACTTCTCCATGCCCGAGCGCATCGCGTCCATAACTTCAGCATCCCCGCGATAGACCGCGCGCGCCTGTGCGTACTCAGGCACCGCTTGGTCTAGAGCATCCAGAAACTCATTTTTCTTCTGAACGTAGATTCGACCGAGCGAACTGGTCTTGCCAGTCAGCGTGTCCGTTTCCTTCTCAATCAAAGCGTCAAGCCCCCGCTTGACTTGATCCAGCACCTCGACGGTGGGTGCGAGGCGATCCACTGTTTCGCCGCTGACCGGATCAACGACTTTTGCCATCGGCAGTTCGCGACCTTCAGCAGCGAGCAGTTTCTTCGCTTCTTGCACGCCTTGCTGGAACTGCGGCAACTCCAAAAACTTCAGAACGTCAGGGTCAGCCACCTCGCCATGCGCATAGGCCGCGTCGTAGTAAGGCGCCGCCTTGGTTCGCATGGTCTGCCGCAGGTTGGCGAGGTCATCAAAATAGTCTCCAGGTTGCAGCGCGGTTTGCACCTGTTGCATGACGCGCTCGGGCGCCCCCGGCAGCGTAGCCGAGCCGGCTTTCTGCGCACCCATCACTTCTGTGATGCGCTCGCTGCCTGTTCCGCCGGTCTTTGCCACGCCCCGCGCGCGGCGCTCCAGCGCGGGCGCGACGTTGGCGACCGTTGCTGGCACACCCACCGCGCGGTCACGCGCCACCGCCGCCTCGATCTGCTGCGGGGTCATGCCCGTGCGCGCGGCGCTTTCGGCGACCAACTGGGTGGCGCGCTTGGTCGCGCTCGCCTCGGTCGGGAAAAGACGACTGCGCAACCATCCCGCCGCGCCTTGGATGCCGCGCAGCGCGGGAGGCGTCGCCGCCCCCAACACCCCGCCCATCACGCTGCCCGCAATAGCCCCCGCTGCTCGATCCCCATCATCCGCATACCCTGCCCCGCTGACCGCGCCGGTAGTCGCTCCGAGCGCGCCCATTTTGGCCAGCGCGCCCATCGCGGACCGTTGCATCTGCGCGGTCCCTACAGTCTGCGCGCCAGGGATCATCATTGCTGCCGCGCCTGGGATCATGCCGCCAGCAAACTCCGACACGCCTGCCGTAACAGGATATTGCTGGGAGAATCGGCCATACTCCCCGCGAATGCGCTGGAGCGCGTCTTCGTAGTTTTCTTGCCCGAGACGAGAGCGCAGCCAAGCTTCCGCCTCGTCGCCCCAGCCCATGCCCAGCCCTTGGCCGAGCGCAGCGCGGGTGCCACCGACCAATGCCTGCCCTGCGGTCAACGGTTTTTCGGCCATCACTGTTCTCCATCTGAGGGCGTGGTCATTCGGTAGCGTCCCGAAACGATGTCATCCAACCGCTTTTTCTGCGCTTGCTGAGCATTCTCAAGCGACTTGACTGCGTTTTCCAGAATGCGCCTGCGCACTTCAATGCTCTTTGAGTCGAGGCCCGCGACGCTTTGTAAGAGCTTGATGTCGCTGTCGGAAAGTACACCCTTCATTTTCTCAGCAGCGCTAGAGATCATGGCGCTTTTCAACAGGTTTTCCTGTTCGCGGGTGTTTGCAATTTTGGGGTCTTTGCTCCCTGATTGCTCAAGCAGAGTGCGCCGCGTCGCGTCCATGATGGTGGTATCGAAGGTGTTTGGATTGATCTCCAAAGCACGCCGGAGATCGCGGGCAGCGCTTTCTGCGGTGCGCAGCGCGTCTTCAGTTTCAGAACGCAGCCTGAGTTCAGGCGGCGAAAGCTTTTGAGCCTCAGTGGCTTTGCGAGCAGACTCTTCCTGCTTGATGCCGAGACCGGCTTGCGCTACACCAAGATTGCCTTGAGCGATTGCAAGCTGTGCCTGCTTAAACATCTCGCCGGAAGCAAGCTTGCGCTCAACATACGAACTCACAAAGTCGTTGTAATCCTTCGTGCCTGGAGAAAGGCCCATGTCCGCAGCCGCTTTCCCAGCCTCAGACTGCGGGCGACCGCTCTTCATGTATTCCATCAGCAGCGCACGCCGGTCTTTCATCTCCTCGCCAGCCAGACCACGCAGCGCCGCGACATCTTCGCGCGCCGCGCCCATGCGAGACTTGGCGACCTCCACCCCAAGTTGCCGACGCATTTGGTCGTCGGCCCGCTGCGCGGCGCGCTCCTCGGAACGATGCGCGGCAAGCTCCTTGCTCGCCATCCCCAGCGACTCACCAAAACTGCCCGTCCTGGTGGGCGCACCGAACGCTGCCGCGAGTCGGAAATACAATTCCGCTTTGTCCGGTTGCGCTCGTTCTCCGGTCGCAATCTGTTGGAGCATCCGCTCAAAATTCGCAGTCTCCTGCGCGGCTCGATCCCTCGCGGCCTTGAGTTCCGGCCCATAGGAGGAGGATTCCTGCCCCATGTACCGCTGAACCATGCTCATCAAATCCATGGCCGGCTGAGACGGTGGCGTGCTGGCGGGCGGCGGCGGCGCAAGCGATTGGGCAGCAGGGATCGCAACAACCGGGGGTTGCGACTGATCAGGGACGAACGCTGGCTCAACGCTCCTGGGCAAAACAATTGCCGGCGCATCAGACCCAAGACTTAGCTCGGTCGAATAATCTCGGCTCCCGTCGTCGTCTTCCAGTCCCCCGCGAGCAAATCGCTTCACTGCGCCGCCGGAAGCATATTTCGCGAAAAGCCGATGCACCCCGCCGCCATGCGCGTACCCAGGGCTGGGGTCATACGAGGGATTCAGGAGTTGATACGCCCGATGCATTTCCTCGTCGGTTGCGCCTTGGGAACGTGCGCGCTCAATGATGTCTGCATCCGAAACCCCTTGCGCAGACAGCGTCCTGTAATAGTCCGCGAGCGCTTGCGGCGAGCGATCAAAAATGGTCCCGGCCGTCGGGGTCGTTGTGGTAGTCGGGGTGGTCGTAACAGGAGGCGTGGTGGTCGTTGGGGTCGAAGTCGTCGGGGTCGTCGTGGCAGGGGTCGTCTGATTTTGAATCACCAGATTGCGCCCAGCTTGCATTTGCGCGTCTGTGACTCCCTTGCTGCGCAGATGAGAAACCATTTCCCCTTCGGACATCCCTGCCGCAGTCGCCGCATTGTAGTAATCAGCGAGATTTTGCGCGGTGGGGTTGGCGGCGAGACTCGGGCGCATGGCGATTGCCGGCGCCTTGAGCGTGTTGCCCCAATAATTCCCTGTGGCGCCGAAGATGTCGCGGTTGCTGATCCCGTATCGCTCCTGAGCCGCTGCAATTTGCGCATCAGTCGGATTCGTTGCAGCAGCATCACGGATTTGCTGCTGTAGCGCGGGCATCCCAGCGCCAGCGCTGCTGCGAGCAAAATTCTCTGCTTGAGATCCGTACCCGGAATACCCTTGGCCGTAGCGAAACTGCGCCCCCATTGCGTTCCGAATGTCATAGTCGGAAACCCCATATTTCGACTTGAGGTCGTTGATTTCCGTAATCGATGCCGTCGGGAACGATTTGAAATAGTCTTGGATTTGTTTATCCAGGGCTTCCTGACCGGCTCCCTTTGGCCCGAGGGCAGACTTTTGCGCCGGGGAGTATGTGGCGATTGTCGGGACGACTCGGCCGCGCGCCGTCGTGTCGTACTGCTCCCCAAGATAGAGCGGCGTGGACGAGACGCGATTCATGTAGTCTGTCCGATACCGTTCGTATGCCGCTTTCGTGGCATCCGTAGCGTCGGCAGGCACCGATCCCAGCGTTGCTGATGCAACGCCCAGTTGTTTCATCAGCCGGTCAAGTTCCACGCCCATTTTTGTTTCCTCTTAGTTCGTGCGCGCCAGCCCGGTCCCAAACAGCGCTAGCTGAGCGATTTGCGACAGCGGCGATGCAGAATAAGTCTGCCCCGTCCCTTGCCCCTGCCCGCTTGTGGTTGTCGGGACGTAGGGGGCAATCCCGCGAAGCTGATTGTTGAGCCACTCGACTTGCGAGCGCGGGTAATTGAGTTGCTCATAATACTGATTTTGCGCGGCGGTCAGTTCTGCCTGCTGTTGCCGTTGCTGCGCTTGTCCCGCTGCCTCTAGTGCGGCAACGTCTGCCGCGCGCAGCCCCTGTTCCTGCACCGCGAGTTGCGCCAGCGCGCCCGCCGCTGCCTGAGCCCGCGCTGCGTCAGCCCCGGCTGCCGTCGCAGCAGTCGCGCCCATGTTGGCGAGATTTGCCTGCTGAGTCGCCGTCAGGTTGCCCAGCGTCTGGGCCTGCTGACCGTATTGGCCCGCTGCGGTCAGTTGCTGGGCGTTGGCCTGCTGCTGGAGATTCGCGAGTTGACCCGCGCCTTGCAGGATAGCCTGTTGCTGAGCACCAGTCAGATTCCCGATGTTCAAACCGATTTGGCCCAACTGGCTCGCGCCTTGCAGTTGCTGGCCCACGGACGCCTGCTGCACATCCGCTAGCGCTCGGCCAATATTCAGCAAAGCAGCTTGTTGGGCGGTTGTCATTTGCCCCATCGTCTGCCCAGCTTGGCCGATCTGCGCGGCACCGGAGAGCCGCTGCGCAGCCTCGGCCTGCGCCGCAGCCGACTGAGCCTGCGCCGCTTGCAGCAACGCCGATTGCTGCGCGGCAGTCAGTCGCCCGGCCTCGACCCCGAACTGCCCGATCTGCGTGCCGGCAGTCAGTGCGCGAGCAAGATCGGCTTGTTGCGCTGCCTGCGCCGCCTGCGCCGCCTGCAATGACGCGGCTTGCTGCTGCGACCCCAACGTGCCCAGGGCCTGCCCCGCCTGAGATTGCGCCTGCGCCGCCGCAAGCGCGCGCGCCGCATCGGACGTCTGCGCGGCTTGCGTAGCCTGTGCCGCTTGCAATGAAGCGGCTTGCGCCTGCGTGCCCAGCCCACCCATCGTCCCCGCAAGCGCCGCCTGCGTCTGCGCTGCCCCCAGCGACCGTGCTGCGTCGGACGCCCGCGCCGCTTGTGCAGCCTGCGCTGCCTGGAGTTGCGCCGCCTGCTGCTGGGTGCCCAGCGTGCCCAGAGTCTGCCCGACTTGCGCCTGCGTCTGAGCCGCCGCAAGCGCCCGTGCCGCGTCCGTGGCCTGCGCGGCTTGCGTGGCTTGCGCTGCCCCGATCTCTGCCGCCTGCTGCTGCGAGCCGAGAGTCCCGAGCGTTTGCCCGACCTGAGCCTGCGTCTGCGCTGCTGCAAGCGCCCGCGCCGCGTCTGTGGCCTGCGCGGCCTGGGCAGCCTGCGCCGCGCTGACGCCTAGTTGCTGCTGGCCGAGCCCGGCTTGCGTTTGGGCCTGCCCGACGCCCAGCAAAGTCTGCGCCTGCTGATTGGCCAGTTGCCCAGCGGTCTGGCCCAGCGAACCGAGAGCTTGCATTTGCTGGCCAGTCAACTGCCCGGCTGTCTGCCCGAGTTGCGCATATTGCCCCGCACCCTGAAGCAAGCGCGAGATGTCGCCGCTAGCAATTTGCCCGGCTGTTGCGCCAAGCTGCCCCCTGCGCGCTAAATCCGCTTGCGATGCGCTGATCGCCTGCCCGTACCCCTGCTGGAGCGCGAGCGCTTGCTCTCGCAGAATTGCGTCCTGGGTATCTCGCAACGCGCGAGAACCAAACTCCCCCATGCGCCCAGACCCAAATTGGCCAGCTTTAATGAAGGCATCCGAAACAGCCGGCAAGAGGCTTTCTCGCAAATTGCGAGCGCCGCGCTGAGCAATGACGTCCAGCACGCCAGACTGGAACGGGTTGAAATACTGACCGAGATCGGCGGCGCTTGATTGCGCAGCGCTGCGCAGATACGGGTCTGCCGCAGCTATTGCCCGCTCAGCCAGCGCGGCGCTTGTCACGTCACCGGAAGCCCCGAGATAGGGCGCGGCGGCCTGCGTTGCGTCCATGCCGGCTGCGCGTTGTAGCGCAGGCGCGGCAGTCTGCAACGCATCCATCCCCGCAGCGCGGCCGAATGCCGTCTGTCCCGCCCCTAGGGCTTGCTGAGCAACATCGGGGCGCACATATCGACCCTGCTCCGCTTCCAGTCTGTTTGCCGTTTCGATGTCGCCGGCCGCTGCGGCACGCTGCGCAGCAACGCTCAGATACGGAGTCGCAGCAGTCAATCCGCCACGGGTTAACGAGGCGGCTTGCGATGCTGCAAGCTGCCCCGCAGTCTGAATATTGCCGGCCGCCTGCGCTCCACTCACTGCCCCCGTCAGCATTGGCTGAGCAATGTCCAGGCCGCCGCGAGTGAGCGCGCCCGCTTGCGCCGCTTCCAGCCTGTTTGCCGTCTCGATGTCTCCCGCCGCTGCCGCTCGCTGCGCTGCGGGGCTGGCATATTCTCTCCCGATAGCCAGACCTGTTTGTTGCAGCGCAGCGTTTTGTGCCGCTCGCAGTTCATCGGCGGTCTGCACCCGACCCGCTGCTGCCGCTTGTCCGGTTGCCTCATCAATCAGAGGGCGGGCAATCGACAGCCCCGATTGCGCCAACGCGGCGGCCTGATCAGACCGCAGTTGCCCTGCGGTGTTGACCCCGGCTGCCTGCTGAATCATCCCCGTGCCAGCGTCGATACGCGGATTCGCCGCGCCAACTGCGCTCATCCCGACAGCAGCATTCAGATTCGGCGCGAGCGCTCGCGAGCCTGCCGCGTAATCAATGCCGCTCAATTGGCCAAGCTGCTGCTGGATGTAGCCTCCAGCGACCGACGCTGGGTCGAGTCCCTGCGCCCGTGCGGCGAGTGGCGACAGTTGCGCCAGCGCGCCGCCGTAATTCATCCCAGAGAGCGCTGCTGACTGCTGGTTGAAATAAGGGGTCGCAGCCGCTGCGCCGCTCGTTGAGATAGCTTGCGAGAGATACGGGGAGTAGCTTGACGCCGGTTGCCCGTAATTGATGCCGCCGAGCAGATTCGACTGGGCGCCTAGCCGGTCCCTCGCGGCTTGCACCGGGTCCAGCCCCGTGGCCCTCGACAGATAGTCGTTCGCGGCCGACAAAGCACCCGCCCCGCCCGAGAGCCCTTGCAGCCCGGAGCGGGCTTCCGCGAGCCCAGGCGACCACGCTCCTTGATTTTCTCGGACCGCCCTGTAAGCGTCGGTTTGCAGGTCCGACATGCCCGCGACGGTCGGGAGCGAGTATGGTTGATACGGTGTGCTCGCAACATTCAGCGCGGCATTCACCTGATTGTAAATCGCTTCTTGCATCCATCTCGGCGTTTCCGTCGAAGATGTCGTCGCCGAAAAAGACGACAGCGGCGTCCCTTGGAAAATGCTCATCGTTTTGCTCCCGACAGGTAGGCCATCGGCTGTTTTGCATTCGGGCTGAATTTGCCGCGCGCGAGCGCTTTGCCCTTATGTTTGCGGATGTCGCGCCGCATGGAATCCAGCCTGCGCGCACCTTCATCGACCGACCCGTCGCCCAGCATGGCGACCGTTTCGGCGTCCATCACATATTCTCCATCGCTCAGCCGCGCATCAATCGTGTCGTCTCGGCCTGACCCGCCGCCGCGCACAAACCGCGCGACAGCACTCAGGGCGCCGCCGTTTGCATAAGCCATCCCGCCGCGCGCCAATTGCTGCGGCTCAGCGTATTGGGACTGCCGGGCGCCTCCGGTTCCGTACCCGCTTATCGCGGACCAGTTGCGCGCCATGAATTCGGGCAGACTCATATTCGCAGCGACAGCATCAGCCTGCATTCGGTCCCAGTCCCAGGCTACTGCCGGCCGAGCAAAAAATTCCTGCTTCTCGGGCGACAGCGTGGCGATGGCTTGCTGCACCGCAGGCGGGGCATTCTGCCCGCCCAGCGATGAAGCCAGCATCGCCGTGGTCGCAAGCCGATTCACGTTGTTTCCACCCAAGAGATTGCCCAGACCGCTGGACGCAGCCGGAGCGACTCCCGAGGTCACTGGAGCGACGATTTGCTCGGGGGCCGCGATGGTCCCGACATTCGTCGGCGCGAACGGCGCTCCGCGAGACGCTTGCCCAACGTCCAGCCCACCAGTAATTGGAAGAACATCCGGCAGCCCCGGCGCAGGCGGCGGCGGGGCAAACGGCGCCCCTCGCGGCTGGATGCTGTCCACGACTACGTCGGAAGGTTTCGCGCCCCACGAAATTTCGGGCACGAACTGCTTCGTCAGCCCCGCAGTCAGCCCGCCAGCGAGCGCTTCGCGAGGGCCAAACCCTGCCGTCAGCATGTTGCCTGCCGACTTGAATCCCTGGCCCAGCGCGGCAGATTCCATACCTGAGCCCATCGCGCCGAGACCGCCGCCAACAGCCCCCATGAGCGCCCCTCGCCCAGCCCCCTGCCCGGTCACTGCGCCCATCCCAGCGCCCACCAGCGCGCCACCGAGAACCGATTGCCCGGTCGTGCCCAATCCGAGATTGAGGCTATCCGAGACGGTTGAGCCGACCGACGTGCCCAGCCCGCCTCCCAGCCCACCGAGCACGGCACCTTGAATCACGTTGCCGCCGCCTATCCCCGCGCTAACGCCACCGATGACGGCGCCGCCAAGCGCAGCAGCGGCAGCGGAGCCGGCCGTAGCGCCAAGCGCAGTCCCGATTGCTGTCCCGAGCCCTGGCGCCACAATGCTAAGAGCAATCGGCAGCACCGCGCTCAGGAACTTTTTGAGCTTGAAGAACTGCGGCAGCCCAGTTTGAGGGTTGAGGGTGCCTGCGCCCCCATGGGCTTTCAGCAACGCTGCTTCTTCCGGCGAGATGTGCGCGAGCATCGTGTCGCCCAGCCTCCCCTGCGCAGCAAGCGTCCGCACATTCATCAGTCCGCCGCGAGCCATGCGCGCCTGGGCACTGGACCCGTCTTGCGCTCCATCGCGCAGCCGATAAAGCACCGCGAGCACTGACGCGATCACCAGAGGATCAAACTGCTCGGGAAGATCGCCCGGCTCGGCCATGTCGTCCGCAAGCGCCGCCGCCCGAATCTGCGGGTACGCACTCGGTCGCTTGATGGCGACTTCCATCAGCTTGATGAGTTCTGCGATGTGCTCCGTGGGCACATCAGCCAGTTCTGCCTGAACCGCTTGCATGGCAGGCGCGAATTCGGGCGACTTGCTAGCAGCTTGAAGGATTTCGGTGATTTCCATGATGCCTCAACTCAATGCTTGCATGAACCGCTCGGCCCACTCGCGCCAGTCGGAAAACCAGTATGGATTAGGGAAATTTCGACCGAGCGATGCATTGTTGAGGAACTGCATTGCCCAATTTTGCCAATTGCTAGGGTCGTCCAACCGGCCAAAAGTCCCGTATGGGTCCAGGTCGAGAGAAACCTGATTGGCCCAATCGACCAAGTCCATGTGCGATGGCAGCGTGACATGAGGGCGGCTCATCCGAGGTGCGTCCTATCAGCAGGCTCAATGTGCCCGATAATTTGACCCATCTGGTAGTTCCCGTAAACCGCATTCGATTCAAACCGAACCCGCAACTCGCGGCGCTGTTCCTTGAGCATGACGATTTGCTCATGCGGCACGCTCGCCGCCTCGGGGAACGTGAACGTGCTGCTCACGATCTCGGGCGCCCGCGCGTTCGCTCGGCCGGTCACCTGGACCGTCATCGGTCCAGACTGCACAAAATCCGGCTCAATCATGGTGATGCGCAAAGCCTCGTCTTGCCCCTGCGCCAGCGACGAAAGGTCTGCGGTCTCAAAGAAGCTTCTGATGGGCCGAATGTTGGGGCCGTCGTATTCGTCCGTGTACTGCTCATGGACCCAAACCCTGTAGCCTGAGCCGGTGTTTTCGGCCCCGGTCAGGATGGGCGCGGCAAACGAATTGTTGAACTGCCCGGCGCTGCGCCCATTGTTGGGCAATTCGGTGTCGTACCAAGTGTTCTCGCGAACATTGTAGATGACCGCATGGGTGCATTCGGTAGCGTCACCACGCGGGTAACACCACCAGATTTCCCCGTATCGCGGCACCTTGAACGCAAACACTTGATTCCTGCCGCGTGGGCTAATCCCTTCAAAAAAGTAGTTGAGATTCAACTGGTTGGGGACTTCTCGCACCACACCGTTGAACATCAGAAACCGATCCACGCCGGCCCAGAAAAACACCCCGTCATAGTCCACCACGCACTGCGGCGAGATGATCGACGTGTCAGTGGCGATCACGTCAAACTGGAACGCAGAGGTGCCGCCAACAAATGTCGCCCTCACCACGGCGTCGTAGGCCCAGAATATGCCCGCAGGCGCACTGCCTGAGCCCGCGCGCAGGGGCATGGCCTTGATGAATTTTTGGCCCCACGGGCGCGCCACCCCAGACCCCGCGCCGGTCAGGTCCGTCGGGTCTCCCGGCACCGACCACCCCACCACTCCGTCGGTCCCGTAAAAGAACAGGTACGGGTGCAGCGAGACGATGCCGCCGGTTGCGTTGGTGCCAGCCGGCAGCGTGATGGCGCTCAGAGTGCTGGTGCCCAGCACAGGCCCGTAAAAAATCTGCCCGCCAGCGTCGTTGCAGATGCATTCGCGGTTGGGGGCAACGTGCGCCAGCACATAGTTCTGCCCCAAGGAAGCGTCATACTGGTAATCGAACATCCACTGATTGTTGTCCGACGCTGTGATCCCGGCGGGGGTGCGGTCCGTCACAATCGAACTGTTTCCGGATGCGTCGAGGGTGAACCGCTCCAACTTTGATGAACCGCCCGAGTGGCAGTAGACGAACAACTGCTGCGTGAACGTCGAAAACCCTCTGCTGACTTGAGTCAGGAACCGCTGCGTGGATCGATACCCGCCCATTTTGCGTGGCAAGCCACGCTGCCAACGCACCCACTGCCCATCGACGTAATAGTCGCCCTCGTATTTGGTGCCGTCCCGCTTGATGCCGGGGACAGATTTGAGAACGATGGTGGGCATTGTCAGAACGTCCCGCCGTTGACCACTCCGCTCGGAGCGACCCCAAGCGCGGCATACGCTGCGGCTTGATTCGCCGCAGTGAAAATAGATGAGCCCGTGGCGGATGCGCCCAGGTTGATGAGCGCAGCGCCCGCGCTGGTGGCTCCGGTGCCGCCTTGGGCAACGGTCAGCGGCAGCGCCAAGCCGGCCGTGTCGGCTTTGAGAACGTCGGTGCCGTCGCAATAGAGAATTGACCGCGAATTCTGGGTGACGCTAACCCCGAGACCGCCGCCGGACGGCGACACCGTCAGGGTAAACGCACCAGTCGTTCGATTGTCAACCCAGTATTGCTGCACGGTTGACGGAACAACAACCGTGCGATTGCCAGTCAGCAACCCCGTGAATCGATACGCCACTCGGTTGAGTTCACTGCCACTGAGCGTGTAGGTGCCAGTGCCCGCAACGCTGATGACGGTGTAGTCAAACGCAAAAACCGCCGACTGCCCAAACCCGATAGTGAAAAAATTGGTGCCGTCGCACGCGATGATGGCGGATTCCCTGGGTTGAAAACTCAGGGTAGCTGACCCGTCAATCGTATTGAGGCCGCTCGGGGTGGCGACAATCGTGCCGGTGCCACTGTTGCGCAGATAGACAAACCAGTTGTCTCCGACAACCGATGCGCTCGGCAGCGTGAAGGTGCCTGCGGCGCCGGTCCAGTTGTAGAGCTTGGCTCGGTCGTTCACGCCTGCGATGTAATTGGCGTTGAACGCTGTTACGGGCACCGACTGACTGAGCAGCGTGCCAACCGCTACGATGCCCGTTCCCGCGAGCGACGATGCGTTGACCTGACTGGTCGATGCGCCGTATTGGAGCGACTGCCAAGTGCCCGCTGCTGTCGCGTTGCCGGTCAGATAGACTTGCCATAGCGTGCCCGCCGCAACCGTGACAACCTGCGTGCCGGCAGAGTCGCGCACAGTGAATGTGTTCGCGCCCCGGTTGTTGAACAGGATCGTGTTGCCGGTGCTGGTTTTGTTGGCTGCGGGCAGCCGGATGCTCAACCCCGAGGTGCTCGGGGTAACGTCCATGATGCGGGTGGCAAGATTCTGGTTGGTGGAGGTTTCCTCCGGCCAACTCAGCGTAATGTCCGCTGACAGCGCTAGCGCCGAATAGGACAACTCGCTCGGGTAGATATTCGCGCCGCCGAAGACATCAGTGTAGGTGGTCATGGTTTATGCCTCAGTGCGCGTGGCGCTGCGGTCCATGATGCGCTTCAGGTCTTCTCCGCTCAACGCTTGCGCCGCGCGATCATACATCGCCTGCCAAACCTGCAACCGCTCGTCTTTTTTCAAGAACGGCGCCGACTCCAGCAAAGTCGCGTACAGCAAAAGGTCTGGCGCGTACTCTGTCAGCCAGTTGGTTTGGTTGTCGTCTCCCAAAAACGCCGGCTGCTCATAATAGAGCACTTCCATCGTGAGCCCGGCGGTTGGAGTTGGCACCAGCAACCAGTGCTGATAATCGTAGTCAGCGTAGTACTCAGGCAGTTTTTGCTGAGACTCATCCGGCCAGTAGTTGCGGCAAGCCTCATACGGGCGCCCAAATATGGGCGTCCCATTGATGACGATGCTGATCGTGTCGCGCCAACGGTCGGGTTTCCGGTAGACGGGATTGCCCGCTTGCAGCGGCGTGGTGACCGCTCGAATGAACCCTTGGACTTTGAGTTCGCGCGCGATGCGCCGCTCGCCCAGCGTCACCAGACGCGGCAGTTGCTCGTAAACGATTGCGTCGCTCTCGGCCGTAAATCCGCGCTCCAGGTATCGACGCAGATCGTCCAGCAACGAGTCATAGGTCATGCTGTAGCTCATAGCCCCTCATCGGTTTGGCCGCTGTTTCAGCACGCACCCACCTGAATTATGCCCCCGAACAAGGGCGGCAGGCAATTCATTCCGCGCTGAAGAGCGATTGCTCGGCAGCCCGGCGTCGTACTAGGCCGGGCAGCTTGACCCCTTGGGCAAAAACCCAGCGCGAGAATTGTTCAGCCGCGCCGTCGTAATCCTCGTCCAGCAACCGGCGGCGCAGCGTGCTGATCTCCAAATTCCCTGGCCCCACATTGAACGAAAAGTCCACCAACGCGGCAAACATTTGCGGGGTCATCGGCACCGGGCATAGACGCCACACGGCGCGAGCGTGTTTGGCGAGGTCTTGCATCAGCCATTCGTCGGCTTCCTCGCGCGTGATAGCTGGGTACTTGCTGAGAGCCTCCCACTTCACTCGCGAAAGCAACCGCCCCCACCCCTGCGTAGGGAAGCCCACCGGGTCGTGGTACGGGTAAATCAACCCGTCGGCTCCCACTCGATGTAGCCCTTCAAACCGCCGGGCCAAATCGAGTGCGTGATCCAGCCAGTTAGCCGTCGCGTCGGGTGGTGTTTGCGCTGCCACCGAAAACTGCCTTCATGGTGCGTTGGCCGAAGAAGTACCCCAGGACCAGCAGGAGAACCGCCCAATCTTGCTCGGACCATGTCGCCAGGATCGCCGCCTCGCGCCCTTGGGCAATCGCGAGCGACTGGAAAAGCGTCCACTTGTAGGTCATGTAAAACCCGAATGCGGCATAGGTCACCACCGGCCGCACCATCCCAGTCACAAAGTCTAGGAACGCAAACAGGTATAGGACCGGGACGACCACCCACGCGCCCCACGTTGTGCTGCTGACCCAGCTTTTGGATGCATCCAGAATCTGCACCCCGAATGACTGCTGCGGCGTGCGCAGCGTTTTCATCTCCTCAATGTCGGCCTTGGCTGAGGTCTCTTCCATTCGCCACAGATGCTCCTGCGCGCCCTGTTTGAGCCGCAGTTCCATGAGCGCCAGTTCGTGCGAAAACTCTTGCTTGCGCTCAAACCACTTGAAGATTTGCGGCACCGCCGGCCCAAGAAAGCCCGTGATGAACGAAAGTAGCTCAAGCATGATGCCTGTACTCCGGGGGAAGTTGCGTCCGGTCATGCTCGCTCACATAGGCTCGCTCGCAGTGCCTGATCAAAGGCCACGCGCGGTCGCGCACGGCGAGCCACGCGTCCTGCGGCCAGAAGAGCCAGTCGATCGCGACCCACGCGATGCGCCAGCGCCCCCACCGTTGCTCGCGCTTGTCGCGCAGGCCCAGCCGGAACGCCCGCGCCGACAGCGTCTCGTCGGCCCAGCCGGCCAGGATCGCGTTCGCGAGTTGGTCAGCCGCAACGAAGACCTGATGCACCCAGATGCGTTTCATGTCGCCTCGTAGATCGCCGGCCACGGGATTGCGGCGATGTTGAATGCGCCGGGGTTTGTTTGAGCCTGAGCAATGGCTTGCTGTGCGACCGCGAAAGTCGAGGTATCCTGCGACGCCGCAGCCTGGAAGATTTCCTGCGCCAGCGCCGGGGTCATCACCACGAACGACCCGTCCATGGTCTTCCATTGGATGTTGGCCGGCAGGTTTTGGCCCATCAAGATCAGGCCGATCTGCTGCGTGCGGCTGATCACGTCGGAGTGGTACCATTTGCCTCCGGCCCGGTAGCCACCCTCGTTCGTGCGCCTGTCGCGCTCGGCCTTGATGGTCGAGACAATCGCCTCGGTGCGCTGTTGCAGTTCTTGAGGGGTGGCAGCCCGTACCACCCATGTTTGCTGCCAGCGGCCCGCTATTTGCTGCGGCGCGCCTTCATCAATCGACTGGCTGATTTGATTGTGGTCCGGGCGCGGCGTAACTGCCACTGGATAAACACCCCATTGAGCAAGATCGGCCTCCGTCGGATTTGCAGGGAACGACACCGTGGGGTTGTCGCGGCGCAATTGCGTGATGCTGAAGGGGTACGTTTCGATCTGGCCGTTGCTGATTTTGATGTACATCGACATTCGTTTCTCCTACGCTGCAAGCCGCAACGCGAGTTTATCCTGCAAGGCTTGACGCACCGCCGCCATCGGCGCATCCCAGTTGCCGTATTGGGTTTGCCGAAACAACCGAACCGTGTCGTACCAGACGGATTTTTCGCCCGGTTTTGCCCACGCATAGTACGGCATGACGGGCACGACAACCCACGTTTCTTTACCCAAGGCGGCGGCGAGGTGGGCAATGCTGGTGCAGGAAGTGATGACCAGATCAAGGCCCGCGAGGATGCTCGCGGTGTCATCAAAAGTCTTCATTTGATCGCGCAAATCAGCGAACGGCAGACCGTCAATCAAGTCTTCATCACGCTGCAAACTGTAAAGCGTCACACCTGGGATGTTGTGCAGATCAATCAGCGGCTGGGGGTCAAACCTTCGATGCTGCTGGTGCTCGAACTCGGGGTTGCCGGCCCACCGAATGCCGACTTTCACCGTGCCGGGTTTTGCGTACAAGGAGCGCGGTTCAGCAGTCAGATACGGCTGACTGGGGAAGTTGTGCGAGTCGTAGCCGAGGATGTGCGCCGCCGACATTGACGGCACCCAGTAGTCGTAGTGGACGTAAGGGGTTGCGCCGTTGTCGATGCAGATGAACCCGTGTCGGGAGAAAAGCGCCATCAGCGACGGGTGGCAAGAGATGACAACACGGGCTCCCCGGCTGGCAAAGTCCTGCGCAAACCGGAAGTTCATGACCTGATCGCCGAGCCCGTTCTCGCACCGGAACAGCAGCGTCTTGCCGATCAGAGGCTCATCACGCCAGATGGGGCCGGGGATGCGCGGCAGGCCAAAGACGTCAATGAACCTGCCCGCATCCATCATGGACAAGCCTTTGTTGAGCCTGCCATGCCTCATCTCATGCCAGCCGAGATTGAAGACCACCCGCGCATCATCTTGCTCAGGGTAAGCGCGAAGAATGTCTTCGGACACTTCAGGGCGCCCGTTGATGCACGCAGCCAGCGCGATGTCGAGTGGGTGTTTCATGGGTTTTTGAGGGCGCCAGGAGTTATAGAACCGGCCGCCATAGAGGCCGACTCCCAAGAGTTCAGCGAACCAATCTGTATAGGAGAAGACTTGTTGACCTTCGTGCCGTCTCCTAGCTGGCCGACTGCGTTAGACCCCCATGCCCACAGCGTCCCGTCGGTCTTGACAGCAACTGCAAAAGAGCCCCCACCGGCAACTTGCGCCCAGTTTGATAGAGAGCCAATCTGCACAGGAGAAGACTTGCTGACTATGGTTCCGTCTCCTAGCTGGCCGACTGTGTTAACCCCCCATGCCCACAGCGTTCCATTGGTCTTGACTGCGTAGCCAGCGCCCCCACCTCCAGACACTTGCGCCCAGTCAGACAGAGCGCCAATCTGCACGGGTGATGACTTGCTCACCGTGGTTCCGTCTCCCAATCGGCCGGAAGTGTTCGTCCCCCACGCCCACAGAGTTCCATTGGTTTTGATTGCGTGGGCGAAAGTGTCGCCCCCGGCAACTTGCGCCCAGTCTGAAAGAGCACCGATCTGAACAGGAGACGATTTAGTGACAATGGTGCCATCGCCCACTCGACCATCAGTCCCAACACCCCACGCCCACAGCGTGCCATCGGTCTTGATTGAATACCCATTGGAATTACCAGCAGCAACTTGCGCCCAGTTTGAAAGAGCGCCAATCTGAATAGGAGAGGACTTACTAACGGTAGTGCCATCTCCAAGCTGGCCGTTTGTTCCTGACCCCCAAGCCCACAAAGTGCCGTTGGTCTTGCGTGCGATTGCCATGGTGCCCACAGACACTTGCGCCCAATCAGACAACGCGCCAATCTGGACCGGGGAAGACTTGCCCACCGTGGTGCCGTCTCCTAATCGTCCATCAGTCCCAACACCCCATGCCCACAGCGTGCCATTGGCCTTGATTGCAACGACCGTATTGGCCACAGACACTTTTGCCCATTCTGCTAGGGAGCCAAGCTGAACCGGGGATAAAATTTCACCCCCCGGCAACCCTGTGCTGGGAGCCTCTCCCCATGCCCAAAGAGAGCCGCCGGTTTTGATAGCAATACCCGCAAAAACACCCCCAGCAACTTGCGCCCAGTCAGACAAAGCACCGATCTGCACGGGGGAGGACTTGCTCACCGCTGTGCCATCTCCTAATCGGCCGTTGATCCCCTCGCCCCACGCCCACAAAGTGCCGTTGGTCTTGACTGCGTAGCCCGTGGTGCTTCCTCGAACTTGTGCCCAATCAGACAGAGCGCCGATCTGCACAGGAGAAGATTTGCTAACTAAGGTGCCATCGCCTAGCTGGCCAGACGCCCCGTTACCCCACGTCCACAAAGTGCCGTTGGTCTTGACTGCGTAGCTAGAGTTGAACCCTGCTGCAACTTGCGCCCAGTCAGACAGAGCGCCAATCTGCACGGGTGATGACTTGGTGACCGTGGTTCCGTCTCCCAATCGGCCATCGCCCCCAAACCCCCAAGCCCACAAGGAGCCATTGGTTTTGACTGCCAATGCAAAAGCGTTCCCCGCTGCAACTTGTGCCCAATCAGACAAAGCACCGATTTGGACGGGAGATGATTTGCTAACTAAGGTGCCATCGCCTAGCTGGCCAGTTGATCCTATTCCCCACGCCCACAAGGTGCCGTTAGTCTTGACAGCGACTGCAAAAGCGTTCCCCCCAGCAACTTGCGCCCAATCAGACAACGCGCCGATCTGAACGGGTGATGACTTGGTGACCGTGGTTCCGTCTCCTAATTGACCATTGCTCCCAGGCCCCCAAGCCCACAAAGTGCCGTTCGTCTTGATTGCGTACCCATTAACATCTCCCGCAGATACTTTTGCCCAATCAGACAAAGCACCGATCTGAACGGGGGAGGACTTGGTGACGGCAGTGCCATCGCCTAGCTGACCGCTCGCGTTATCTCCCCACGCCCACAGCGTGCCTCCTGTTTTAACAGCTAACGCAAAATTGCTATTCTCCGAAACGCTAGCCCAGTCCGTTGCTGTACCTACCTGCTTGGGGTTGGTTTCGTTTCCGGCCTGCCCATTGCCAACCTGCCCCGAAGCATTGCTTCCCCACAGATACAGTTCATACCCGACACCACCAGCAGGCACATTCCCGGCAGCCGCTTGCAGATGTTTCGACAGCATCTCGTTGCCTTAAACGTAGCTACCCACGACCGCTCCATAAAGCGTCGTGGAGACCTTCCAGAACACCAGTGTATTGGCAGCAGTCAGCGTGGGCGCGACGTTGCCAGCCGAAGTCACCCATGTGATCGTTGGCCAACTCACGGTGTAACTCACTCCATTGGTCAGCATAAGCACAATGCTCTGCCCCGCGCTTAGCGAGTCCGTAAACGTCGGGTTGCCCGTCAAGGCACAAGTCTGGATGCTTCCGTTGGTCGGGTTTAGCGCAATGCTGCCCGTCGTGCCAAGAGCAAAAACCTGCTCGGTATAACCCTTGTTCAGGGCCAGCGTCTCAGCAGTCTTGTTGGTGAGCGTCTGCGTTGCGTCGGTGCCGACCAGCGTCGTCGTCGCATCCGGCAGCGTGAGCGTGCGGCTTGCGGTCAGCGTAGTCGGCTGGAACGTGACACGGAAAGACGACGCTCCACCAGCGCGGCCTGCCAGCACGATCCCGTCATGCGTGCTGGTCGCCGTCCCGAACGTCTGTCCGGTCGCGTTGAAAAACGTATTCGCGCCCGTAAAAGCGTTGTTTGATGCAGCTACGACATCACCAGACGATCCCGCATTCGACGCCAGGAGTTTGACCGTTCCGCCGGCATTCTTGAAATACAAACGCTCGTCGGTCAGGTTGATGGCAAGCTCCCCGTCGGCAAGGTTGCCTGCGGTAGGAACGGCCGATGCGGTGGTCGTCCGATAAAGCTGAATGGGGGTGAAGTTTGTCGCTGCCATGATGATTCCCTAGAATGTGCCGCCGTCCAAGGCCCCCCAAACAGGAGCGCTCGCGCCATTGCTGCGCAACACTTGACCCGCTGTCCCGTTGGCTAGAAACGCTGTCGCTCCTGCGCCAGTTTGATATGGGATATTGCTAGCGACCCCGCCGCTCAAGTTGGTTGCCGACCCTACGGACAGCGCCGACTGATTGGTTTTCTCCCACAAGTCGCTGGTCGAGTTGTAGGTGATGGTTTGCCCATTGGTGGGGTTGAGCACCGCCACATCGTGCAACTCGTCTAGCTCGTAACCGTTCTGCGGCTTGACGTAAATCTGTCCGTTGCCCGCGTTGGCGCGCTCCACCACGCCGATGTAGACGAGATGATTGGGGGCATACGGTTTGGTCGCGGTGACGCTGCCAGCAGTCGCCCCCAGGTAGACCGTGTCGCCTTCGTTGAATGCGCCCGTATTGATGCCGTCCAGCACGCCTTGCGTGATTATGAACCCGTCGCCGTTGGTGGCGATGTTTTCCGCCACCAACCCGAGCGTCTTCGCGCTGGTGGCGTCTCCGGTGTTTTGAGCCAGTCGCACGCTGGCTCGGTTGCCCGTGGCTTGATACAAGTAGACTGCTTGCCCCTTGGTCAGCGGGGAGCCCTGCGCATTACGCACATAGGCAAACATCTGCAACCCGAGGTCTGCCGAAACATTGCCGCCGCGCAAACCGACCTGCGGAACCCCGAAAGTGGCATCCCACGCAATTCGCCCGACCGCCGACGGTGGCGCTGCCGTCGTGTTTAAGTCGATGAAGTCAGGTGTGCTGATGCCACCTGAAACGCCCGTCATGCTGGTGATGTCGCTGTTGGCTCCAGACGCAGCCGCAAGCAAGTTGGCGCGGGCGAGTGTTGCGTTGTCCGCGCCCGTTCCCCCGCTGGCAACCGCCAGCGTCCCGCCAAGCGTCATCGTGCCCACGGACGTAATGGGCGACCCGGTGACCGTTAGCCCTGTAGCACCGCCAGAAAGGCCAACCGAACTGACAGACCCTGCCGCCGCCAAAAGATCGCCGATGCGGATGCTGTAGTTCTGGCCATTGACGACCACAATGACCAGAGAGTTCAGATCAGCAGTTGGCGCCGTCGGAAGCTGCGTGATCCGAATCGGGATCAGGTTGGACGGGACATCAAACGTCATGGCTAGTACAGCACGAGGTAACCCTCGCCATCTTCCGTAGTGATGAAGATGTCACCAGATTCTTGAATCAAGCCAGAGGGCCGAGTCGCCAACGGTGTGTCAGGACGGGTAAATGGCAGAACGACTTGATCCGGGCGGCGAGGGGCCAGCCTGTAGGGATCATACTGATCGCGGTCTGCCTCGCACACCATCAAGCCAGGGTAATTCGGGTCGGGCGCCAGTTCCGACAGAAACATCTTGCGAGAACACCGAGCGCACAACCCAATTCCGTAAGTGGGCTGTCCAGACGGGTCGAGGAATCGGCCGCTCATTTGGTGTACGCCCCAATACCGGGATTGATCTGGATTGGAGACCCGTCGTTGTCGCCATCCCATGCGTCCTGAAAGGATGCGTCAGCGCGCTGCTCCAGAACAGGCACCAGATTGATATCCACCGTTGGCGTTTCTGCCGCCACTCGCGCAGCTAGCCCATTGATGATCGCATCCAGCCAACGGCGAGGAACTTCGACCTCTTGCCGAAGATTCTCGATGTCCATGATCTGCCGATGCCGCCACAGCACCAAAACGGCCTGCTCAGCAGCGGCATTGGGCGCGGGCCACAGATATACCACCGGACGCGCCACGTTGCGCTGGAAGTAGTAGCTGTTGGGCCTCGAAGCAAAAATCTTGTTCGACTGATTGACGTAGGTGTCGCGGTTTAACTGGCCGAGCGGAATGTCCTGCGGCAAGTTGCCCAGCGTAATGCTGCTGTAGTTCAGCGTGCCCGCCCCGGTCACGCGGAACCAATTCGCCGGCTGCGCGGCCGAAATGTCGAACCAAGTAATCTCTCCGACCTCTGCCACTGGGGTCACCGTCCCCACCGCAGTCCACGCAGACCCGTTTTCGCTCGTCTCAAACGTCAAAGCTGTGGTCGCCCCCGACCACTTGACGCCGACGCTGCTGACCGTAATCGGCTCGCCGAACGATGTCGTGCGAGATGTGGAGGTGGTGTTTGTGACTCCCGTCAACGGCTGAAGCGTCCGATAGCTCAGATTGAGCACCTCCACCGTCCCGGTGGGGAGCGTCACCAGCGGTTGGTTGGCATACATGGGCAACAGCAGTTGCTCGATGCACCAACTCGGTGTTCGCCGATTGGCGAGGTCGTCTAGCAGGAATTGCAGGCTTTTGAGAGCATATGCCTGCATTTCAGCGGTGATGGCTTGCGCGGGCAGGCGGCACCGACGAAAGGCGTGCTCCACCACCAGCATCGCGCTGGTTGTTTCTAGCCCGACGCTGCCCGAGAAGGCCATGGGTTACCCCCGCTTTTTCGCAGCGCGTGATTCGCTCAGCGCAATCGCCACCGCTTGTTTCGGGCTTTTCACGACCTTGCCGTTTTTGCCCGAGTGCAGCTCGCCCGCCTTGAACTCGCGCATGACGGTGGCGATCTTGGCTTGCCCGCCCGTCTTCATAGGCAGCATCGGCTCGCGCGGGGCCACCGGCATGCGGCGGCGCATCGCGGTCAGCGGTGCAACAGGGGCTTTGACGCTTTCGCGTTGCATGGCCGCGCGTTTTTCCATCACCGGGGTGGAGACCACCTCGCGGCGGGCCATCGCCTTCACCTCGGGCATGCCGCCCCGTGCGAGTTTGGTCGGGGGCTTGCCAGGGTGCATTCCCTTTTCGTGCTTGTGGACCGCAGCTTTGATCATCGCTTTGTCCTGCGCGATGTCAGCCGCGCCGCCCTCAGCGTAGCAGGAAGCAGCCTTCCCGCCACGGGCGTAACCCTTGACGAAAGTTTTCTGCGGGCCGAAATCGAACTCTTTCACATACTTCAGAGTCTTGCCCATTGCGTCCTCACTCTTGGTTCTTGCGCCCGGTCCAGCCGCGCACAGTGTCGGTTTCCCAAATGCGCAGCCCGGTCCAAAGGATCGTGAAAAGAGCCGCAATCGAAGGCAGCATTTCCATCAGTGCTCCCACTACGGTAGCCACCGAAAGCACGTCCAGAATCTGCTTACCGAGGTCGTCTTCGGCCGCTGTCTTGATCATGTGCAGCTTCCCCATGGTCCCTGGCTCACGCGGATTGAGGTGGCGATTAGGTTGTCAGCGCTTCCAGAGCCGAAAGCGTGGCCTGCGTCGAAGCGGTGTCGGCGTCGAGCGCGGCGACGTACTGAACGTCTCCACGGGCCACCGCGCCGGCTCGCTGTTGCGCGTTGAAAGCGAGCCGGTTGCGCAGCATGATGATGAGGTCAGCGATACTCATGTCGTTCCTCTTACTGGGCTACGAAGCCCTGTGTGCTTGCGTACACTGCACCCGCACCGGACGCGGTAGCCGTCTGAATCTGCATCGCCGTGTTAATCGACCCCCGCAACGGCACCGGGAACTCGATGTAGCGCGGCGCAGCCCCCGTCGTCGGAATGCGCTGCATCCAGAGCACTTTGTGGAACGTCGCCGTCACACCCGTGCCGCTGATGGCCAGCGTTGCACCGCCCCGAGTGGCCGAGAGCGTGATGGTCGTCGTCGAGGGCACCGTCAGAACGTAGTACGTCACGCCCGTCGAAATGCCCGTCACGGTGCTCGCCGTGAAGACCACCGCGTCACCGACCAGCAGGTTGTGCGTAACCGAGACGGTCAGGGTGTTCGAAGCGATGGTTTGCGACGCGCAGGTCAGGTCCGGTTCGCGGATGCGGAGGTCGGTCGCGTTGGTCAACGCCTCGGAGTACAGATCGATAGCCGTGAGGTAGTTGCGCAGCAGCGCACCCGCAGCCTCCTTGATCTGCAACGGGGTCGCGGTGTTCACCAGCCCACCCACGTTGGCAGGCGTCTGCCACGACACCTCAGGGATTGAGTACGGCGACACCACCGCCGCCGCGCTGGTGGTCATCGTCAGTCGCGCCGCATCACCCGCAATGAGCGTCGTCGGAGCCACCGCCGAGCGCACCACACCACCCACCGTGAGCGGGTTGGCACTCGCCGCAGCGTCTTCCGCCGCACCGCCGCCCGTGATCGCCGTGACCGTGCTGACCGTGGTGACGGTAGTGACCGTACCCACCGAAGTGACTGCGCCGCCCTGCAACACGACCGGAGCCGCTGCGCTCATGTCGCCCGCCGGCCGCGCCAGCATCTCCACGCGCTCGCGCTCGTAGTCGAAGATGCGAACGAAGCTCAGCCGCAGATCAGTGCGCCGAATGACGCCACCACCGCAGTTGGTCGTCGCGAAGTCCGCCGGCAGCGCCCGCTGACTTGGGAACGGCAGCACCAGCGTGAGCGTGGAACTCGCCACATTGGCGATCTTCCACGGGCCATCTACACCGAGGCTCGTCGTGCCGGTCACCGAATCACGCACACCGACCAGTTCGACCAGATCGCCGATGGTCGTTGCAGGAGCCGCCCACGCAGCCGAGCCAATCAGCACCAGTTGCCGGGTGCCGTCACTGAGCGTGCTCAGGGAAGCGGATTGCGCCGTCTGCGCCACTGCGCCCAGCGCCGACATCAGATTGCCGCCTTGCACCCGGGCGACATAGCCGCCATTCCGCGTTCGGGGATCCGCGATTTCTTCGAACTCGTGCAGGGGCGCGACGATGTCATTTCATTGGGCGTGGGCGAGCCCGATTTCGCCACGCCGTGGCACATTCGCGAAGCTGCGATTTATTCGTTAGAAAAAGGGCAGACCAGCTACACCTCCAACTTGGGCTTGTTGAGTTTGCGCAAAGCGATTGCCAAGTATGTGAGTGGATTTTTTCACGTCGATTACCAAGCCGAGAAAGAAATCTTAGTGACGGTGGGAGTGAGTGAGGCGATCGATTTGGCCTTGCGCGCCTTGATCAATCCGGGCGATGAGGTCATTTATCATGAGCCTTGTTACGTTTCCTACAGTCCGAGCATCGTCATGGCCTATGGCAAACCGGTATCGGTAGTGACCAAAAAAGAAGATGGATTTTCGCTCAAGCCCGAAGCCCTCGCAGCGGCGATCACGCCGCGGACGCGGGTGTTGATGTTGAACTTTCCGACCAATCCGACAGGAGCGTGTGCGGCGAAAGAAGACTTGGAAGGGATTGCGAAGTTGTGCATCGAGCACGATCTGATCGTGATGAGCGATGAGATCTACAGTGAGTTGCGCTACGACGAAGAAGAGCACGTGAGCATTGCGTCCGTGCCGGGCATGCGTGAGCGGACGATTTTGTTGCATGGTTTTTCCAAGGCCTTCGCGATGACGGGATTCCGATTGGGCTATGCGTGTGCGCCGCAGCCGATCATCGAAGCGATGATGAAAATTCACCAGTATGCGATGCTATGCGCGCCGATCATGAGTCAGAATGCGGCATTGGAAGCATTAGAAAACGGTGG